CGACGAGTACATGCAGAATCAAGAAAGCGATGACGAAGAACCCATTGCTGAAAAAGCCGTAAGCAAACAACAACAAAAGTTCATGGGCATGGCACATGCCATGCAAAAAGGTGAAAAGATCAAGGGCGCCAGCCCAGAACTTAAAAAAGTTGCCAAGACCATGAAGCCAAAAGACACTGAAGATTTTGCCAAGACCAAGCACAAAGGCTTGCCTGACAAGGCCAAGAGCAAAAAGAAAGATGAAGATGTTGAAGAGTCAACTACTTCTGGATCAGTTGCAACCAGCACTGCCACCAAAGGCAGTGGCGGCATAGTTGGCAAAGGCATTTACGACTCAATGAATCGTGAGTTGGAAAACATGATTGCTGAATCCATGCAGCAAGGTAGCAAAGAAGCATTGGCAAAACAAATTTACGATCTCGGAATGGAGATTCATACCAACGATAGAATGTATAATCAAGATGATCCTGAAGGCAAAGCACAGTTAGCCAAATTAAAAGCACAATTTGCTCAACAATTTCCAGGAGAAGATCCACATAAATTAGGAAGCACTATTAGTCATAACGAATATCAAACTCGACAACAACAAAACGTTGCTCAAGCCAAACAAAGACCAGCGAGTATCATGCAAAAAGCCAAGAATGCTTTGGGCGGCATGTATGAAGGCCTAAATGAATCAATGAGCGTGAACATGAGCGACTCAACCGAAGGCGGCAAGAGCCTGACCATTACTGCCACAGATGACGATGCATTGAAACTGGCTAGCTTGCTTAAAAATGCCGGCATTGGCAGCCAAGGCAGCGACATGCACTCACATGGTGAAGAGCCATGTGCCACATGCGGCATGCAAGATTGTGGTTGCGGTGATGTACAAGAAGCAGTGGATGACAATGCTCCTGACTATCCTACCAACACAGAAACATCCAACGATGCATTACAGTATGCTGGCGGTTTGAACAAGCCCAAGACAGACGTTGCTGGTGATGGACAAACTACCATCCCCAACACAGCAGTTCACACTCAAGACGAAGATGCCTTGCGTAGAATGATGGAAATGGCCGGACTTGCAGAAGGCAACATGCCTATGGTCAAGAAAGATGGCAAAATGGTACCTGCATTTGCTGCCGACGGCAAAGGCAAGAATGACCTTGAGACCAAAAACAAGGACAAAGAAGAAGACACAGTGGATGAAAGCATTCAACGCATGATGGAAATTGCAGGCGTAAGGAAAAAGCCCATGGATGAACAAAAGACCGAAGAAGGTAATTTGTTTACCAAGGGACTAGACGACGATGACATCAAAGTTGGAGAAAAAATTCCTGGAACCAACGCAATCAAGAAAAAAGACATTGATGAAAGCATTTTTGCTCTCACCAATCAAAGGCAAGCATACAAGGGGTAAATCATGATGAGACCTTACAGTGAAGTAGCAGCAGAAATTGCACAGCGCAATGCCAACAACTATGTGCCACCCGCAATCCCTGCGGTAAAGCAAACACCTGTGGAGATCCCGGGTGTGATGTATCAAGCACGAGAACTATTTCAACCTATAGTTTCCAAACCTGAAGGCGGCAAATAATGGCCACTGTCGTACAAGTTGTAAATGCCGTAGGCAACACTCTATGGACCACAGACCGAGTGGAATTTGCCACGTCACTCAGTAACGTGACATTTCAAGTCAGTGCCGTGCAGTTGACTTATGCACAGGCCAATGGCACACCTGCCAATGCCACAATGACCAGCCCCTTGGGCAATCTGTATGCTAACGCTATCAGTGTTCCTGGAAATGCTGTGGCACAATACTATGTGGGTGCAGGCAACTACTTGAACATTCTCACAGGCACAGGAGGCTTCACTGCCACTGCCTTGGGCACTGCCTCCTCAGCCACAGCAGCCAGCAATGGCATAGCAACTCCAGCCACATAATATGAGAGCAACAGAGTTCGTTGCTGAAGACCGAGTTGGCAAAATGAGCAAACGACAGAATCAGGCCACAGTGGGCTTGAACAAGTTTCGTGATGCTCAGTTTGCTGACCGTGTGTACGAACTCAATCGTATCATGATGGCCGTGGCCTCAACTGACGGCACCTTTGTGCCTGACTTGGATGGAGAGTCTTGGGCAGGACGTCACAATGTGGCAGCACCTTACACTCCCGAAGAGCAGGACATGATGAAAATGGCCTACAAGGCCGTGGGCAGTCACCACGAAGATTTGAATCACGGTGACCTGCGCAGCCAGGAACATCCTGCTGTTCATGTGACAAGTCCTGTAAAAGCATTTGCAGGGTATCCCCGATGAGAGCCCGAGAATTCCTCAAAGAACAAACAACATTGCCTCCAGAGCAAGCAGATCCCATGAATCATGTGTTCACATTGCCTGGGGTGCAATCCAGCGATCCATATCAGATCTATCGACTGGGTGTGGCCATGGCCCGTGCCAGAAGTGATGCTGGCGCTGAACCAATTCCATTCATTCCAGACTGGTCACCCAAGGCAGCGTTTGGAGAAGAAGCAGTGGTTGCTGGGTTTGATGCCACGGTTGAACCAGTGATTGACCAAGCATTGAAAATGTCTGGTTTGCCTGCTACCAAAGTACAAGTCAGCACACCCAACAGTCTAGAACCTGCGTCTGTGCAGAAACAAAGCCCTGTGCGGGCATTTGCTGGATACCCTAGATAATGGCCAATCCACCACCACCATACTCAGATATCACAGGCATCAGCCGTGCTGTGATGAAGGACAACGCACAGACAACCATTGCCAACTATGATGGCAATGCTCGTCCTGGTGAACTAGTGGCCAATCTAATAGTAGACCCACCAACCCTGTACATAGGAAACAACGCTGGTCAACTGACCACTGTTTTTTCAGGCGCCGCCCAGAGCTTTGGATCTTGGTCCAGCAATGTTACTCAGACACTTGCGGCCAACACTGTTGGTAATATATCCGTAAACAACTCAGCATACGAACAAGGGGTTACAGCGTCGGGCAATGTGTGGACTGTGGCCAATACAGGAACCTATAACATACAAGTAAGTTATCAGTTTACCAAGACTGACGGCGGCACAGATTTTGCTGAATCATGGCTGGCTAAAAATGGCAACAACGTTGCCAATACCAATACTCGAATACGGCTCACAAACGCCAATGACTACGTAATATTTGCTTTGAATTTTGTAGAAAATTTTACTGCTGGTGACACATTTCAGTTGAGATGGTACAGTCTTGATCCCAACATACAATTGCTGGCCATACCTGCGCCTACAAATCCTGACAGGCCCGCAATTCCTTCTGTGATTGTGACCTGTGTGCCGGTGGGTGTATGATATCAAATAGCATAATATAAATACCCAATGAAAAAACTCATCTTACTCTTACTCGTCGTACCATGCTTGGTACTAGCCCAACCCAAACAAAAACCTGGTGTCACATATGACGCTGTGATCACCAGAGTCATAGACGGTGACACAGTGGCATTCCACGCACCGTTCTTGCCAGACCCACTAAAAAAAGAACTCAGCATCAGAGTGTTTGGGGTGGACACTCCTGAAAAGGGACACCGCGCACAGTGCGAAAGTGAAAATGCCCGTGGCCAAGCAGCCACAGCATTTACTAAAAATGCAATTGCACAGGCCACACAGCGACAAATTGTGCTCATGGACTGGGACAAGTATGGCGGGCGTGTGCTGGGTGATGTCCTACTCAACGGACAAAGCCTGCGTGGCCTGTTGATTGTGAATGGCTATGCCAGAGAATACTACGGCGAAGCCAAAACGTCTTGGTGCCAATAATCCTGCCGTAAATACGGTATGAGCAACTTTTACTGTGCAGCCCCCTGGCGCGGCTTACATATCAATCCCCGTGGCGACGTCAAAACCTGCTGTGCTGGTGACCCCAACATGCTGGGCAACCTCAACAGCCAAACCATTGAACAAATATTGCATGGCCCTGTGATGCAACAAATACGTCAAAGTATTCGTCGCGGGGAACCGCACGCATATTGCTACAACTGCGTGCAGGCCGAACGCTATGGTCGCAGTGAACGAGATTGGCACAACAATGTCAGCCCAGAGTTTGATTGTGAAACTGCTGAAGACACCGAACATCGTCCCACTCTGATTGATGTGCGTTGGAATACCACTTGCAACCTTTCGTGCAACTACTGTGCAGAAGCTTGCAGTAGTAAATGGGCTGCACTGAAACAAATGTCTGTGGCATCCGGTGCAAGACCTTATTATGAAGCAGTGTGTGATTATCTTTCAGAACATCATGACCACATACGTGAAGTGGCCCTGGTAGGTGGCGAGCCATTGCTATTGCCAGAAAATGATCGACTGCTAGATGTCATACCCTCGGACTGTGTGGTTACCCTGATAACCAATGTCAGTGTTGAACTAGAAAACAATCGTGTGTTTAAAAAGTTGGCTCAACGCAAGAACGTGGGCTGGAGTCTGAGCTTTGACAATGTTGGAGATCGATTTGAATATGTGCGTCACGGTGGCTCATGGACACTGTTATTGAAAAACTTAGACAGCATACAGCAACTCATAAAAGATCAAGGGCACTGGGGCGGCATTCATGCTGTGTACAATGTTTATAACGCAACCAATTTGTTGGCACTGACGGAGTTTGCAAGATCACGTGAGTTGACCATACACTGGCAGAGTTTGTATCAACCTGACTGTTTGGATCCCAGCAACTTGGGCACAGATATTGTGGTGTTGGCACAAGATGAAATCAAAAAATTATTGTCTCACAACATTTGTTTGCCAGCAGAGCAACAGTTCTTTGAAACAGTGTTGCAAAACTTGCAATCAAAACAAGACTTGAGACCACAACTGCGTGAACACACCAAAAAAATAGAACAACAATATCACTCTGACACACAGGGGCAATTTGAAAGACTATGGCCGGAGATACAGTTGTGTTTGTGACTTCAGTGGATGCAGAAAACAATTTGTTTAGAGTAGAACATGCTGTCAGCGCAGAACTGGCCAGTCAAGTTCTAGCAACTGACTGGATGAGCTTGCCTTGGCAGCGACAGGAAGGACAAGAAAACTGGTCTCGCAGACGCATCACTGACACGGCTATTTCCTGGATTGACCAGTGGCATCAAGAAGTCAGCAGTCAATGGCCAATGATTGAACAACAAGTGGGCAGAAAACTGCATTCGTATTCGGGCACAGCTTGGTGGCTGGATGAACCAGGTTTTACATGCAGCATGCATACCGATGGAGAAATGCCGGGCAGCATGCACCTGACCTGGGTGGGCCCGGGCACAGCTTTTTATTGGTACCGGGATCCTGCAACCTTGCGATATCAAACACCAGAACAGCCCAATTCTGGTTATATCATGATCAATCAAGCAGATGCACAAGGATATAGACCGCTGCTGTGGCATGCCATGCTGACCCCATCAGACTTGTTCAGAGTTACATCGTACACATGGATAACACCATTATGATTACACCAAAAAATTTAGAAACAGTTCTGGTCAAAGCACCACACCGCAAAGAAATCTACACCGAACAAGAACTGCGGGAGTTTGCAGCCTGTGCTGACCCGGTGACTGGTCCCTTGTACTTCATGGACAATTTCTTTTATATTCAACATCCCACACGTGGCAAGATGTTGTATCATCCATTTGAATATCAAACCCGACTGATTGAAACATATCACAACTACAGATATTCAATAAGTTTGATGCCTCGACAAACTGGCAAGTCCACATCGGCCGCTGGGTATCTGCTGTGGTATGCAATGTTTGTGCCAGACTCAACCATTCTAGTGGCCGCACACAAATACACCGGTGCGCAGGAGATCATGCAACGTATAAGATATGCTTATGAGTTGTGCCCCAATCACATACGAGCAGGTGCTACCAGTTACAACAAAAACAGTCTGGAATTTGAAAACGGATCACGTATAGTTGCACAGACCACCACAGAAACAACAGGACGGGGTATGAGTATTTCCCTGCTGTACGCTGACGAATTTGCGTTTGTGCGACCCACCATTGCCAGAGAGTTTTGGACTTCTATTTCACCCACCTTGGCCACAGGTGGTAAGGCCATTATTACATCAACGCCTAACTCAGATGAGGATCAATTTGCACTGTTGTGGAAAGGTGCCAACAAATGTGAAGACGAGCATGGCAATACCACAACACTGGGCATCAATGGATTCCGAGCTTTTAGAAGCAACTGGCGTGAACATCCTGACAGGGATGAAAAGTGGGGACTAGAGCAGTTGGCACAACTGGGTGAAGATCGATTCCGCAGAGAAATGGAATGTGAATTTGTGATCAATGATGAGACATTGATTGCTCCTACCAAACTGTTGGACCTGGAAGGTGTAGAACCCACAAACCGCACAGGACAAGTGCGTTGGTACAAAAAACCCAGCCGAGACAAGATATACATTGTGGCCCTGGATCCCAGCCTGGGCACTGGTGGCGACCCTGCTGCCATACAGGTGTTTGAAGCAGACACCACAGAGCAAGTGGCCGAGTGGCGCCACAATCGAACAGACATTCCCACACAGGTCAAACTGCTGGCCGACATAGTAACTGAACTGTACGATGTCACCAAAGATGACAAGAAGATCTACTATTCAGTGGAAAACAACACCATTGGCGAAGCTGCACTGATCAGTATAAACGAGTACGGGGAAGAGAACATCCGGGGATATTTTCTCAGCGACAATTCGGTCACAGGCACAACTGGACGTAGATTCCGCAAAGGATTCAATACCACAAACAAGGCCAAACTCACGGCATGCAACAAGTTTAAAATTCTTGTGGAATCTGGGCGTATGAAGCTGTACAGCCGACCCTTGATCTCTGAACTCAAAACCTTTGTTGCTGCCGGGGGCAGCTATGCTGCCAAGCCCGGGGAAACTGATGACCTTGTGATGAGCTCGCTGTTGGCTGTGCGCATGCTGATGATGTTGCAGACTTATCACGCAGAATTGGATTCTCGCATGAAAGATCACGGAGACAACATCATCGAGCCCATGCCATTCATATCAATGCTGCGCTAAATACACAACTATGACAATGGAAGCATTACCTCAAGATCTAGCAGACTTTCTGGTTACAAAAAACTTTGACCCAGAATATTTTGACAAACAAGGCCAGCCTGCCGAAGCCGGTGACGCCACCACTATAAAATTTGACTACATGGCAAATTCGGGCAAAAACTACGGCACAGCAGTGTGCGTGATTGCCAATGACGAACTGAGTTTGTACTACGGAGACAACCTGGGCAGGGGCATGGAACCCGAAGACAAACAAGAATGGTTTGACTTCTTGGAACAACTCAGCAACCAAGCAGCCAGCCACGGTGCAACCTGGACGCCCACAGAAATCAACAAACTCAAACATAACTTGGCTGGCATTGCTGCCATCAAGGAAGGCCTGTTTGAAGGCTACTATGGTAATCGTCGGGTCAGCTACATGGGCGAGCAGACACAGGCCAGACTGGTGATCAATCACAATCGTGTGCTGGGTGAAAATGACAAGCGTTTTCGTTATGTGGAAAGTTTGTTTATTGAAACAGCAGACCAAGAACGTTTTCGTTTGCCATTCAAAAGTCTGGCAGGCGGCAGAGCCATGCTGGAACATGTGCGATCAGGCGGACGTCCGTATGATGTGCGTGGCAACCATATTACAGAAATTGTCGGAGAAATGGCTGTGCTAAGCCGTTTCAACCGTGCGCAAAACCATCGTGTGTTCGAAGGTGTCACACAAGAACTGGTAGAAAGCGCACAGCGATACTATCACAACCTACAAGAAACCGTCAAGCATCTTGGCAGCCCACGTGGCTATCAAGCATATTTCGAAAGCTGGGCGCCGGACCAAACAGGTGAGGCCGAAGCTCTAGTAGAAAATCTACGCGACCTGTTTGTGGAACAAACACTGGATGCTAGAATTGAAGCTGCCTTGCCCACACTGGCCAAGATACAACAACAAGGAACAAAAATGAAAGAAGCTGAAATATTTGAAAACTGGATCAACAACCTCAGTGAAGGCACCTGGGCCTTGCCAGAAACTCCTGAACAACAGGAAAAACTCAACCAGCTGATGAGCAGTGAACTCATAGTTGGTCCTGACGCTGTCAATGCCACTGAACAGTTGTATGACCTTGTGGGTGATGACAAGTTGTTTGATATCCTTAATGACTTGGCGGATCGTAGTGCAGGTCGTGCCAACTGTTGGGACGACTCAGATGTACAACGCAGACTGGCCGAACTGGGCATCCAAACTCCTCAAAGCACTGAATCAGAACCTGCTGACGTGCCTCAAGACACAGCACCGGCGGTGAAAGAGCAAGGCATGGCGGAAGCAATTCCGGCCACTGAAATAGATCCCAAAGCAACTCAACAGTATGCTCAACAAATTATACAGGCATTGCAAAAAGCAACTGGTGCGACTGTAAAAGATTTTGCAAATCAAGACGGTACTATTAAAATAGTAATAAACCCAGATCCCAACGACCGTACATATCCACCATCACGTGGATACATAGTTACAACTGGTAATGATGGCGCAACAATGCAAAATGTTAGTAAAGCAATCAACCCATACTACAATATATTTAGACAAAAAGGTTGGAGATTTGATCAACCTGTGGGCGGTGCATTTACAATTGGTGTTCCAGCACAACAGGCAGTGGCGGAAAACGCAGAACTTGATACCATGCTGAAATATGCGGGCGTACCAGTGAAAGAAAGCGTGTTGACCGATTCAACAGGCAGCACACTAGAACACATCAAAAACACATTCAAGCGTGATGTCAAAGATTTCACCCAAAACGGTGACATGAGTGATGCACTGTATGATGCGTTGTATGACTACTACTTTGATGACATGCCTTATGGTACAAAGAAAGCTCGCGATGGTGATCCATATGAATGGATCAGTGACCGTTTTGCAGCCGACATTGGCATTGACGAAGGCGCAGCCGTAGATGCATACATGGCGGGCAAGAGTCCAGCAATTGCTCATTTTGCAGATCAATTAGACAAAAACACACAAATAAAAGAAGGCAGTTGCAACATGACCATGGAAGGTGAGTACTGCCCCGAACACGGTCTAATGGAATGTGGCAGCATGTATGAAGATGGTGGTGCAGTGGGCATGCCTTACAGCATGGGCGAAGCACAAGCACCTCAAGACCCAATCAACTACAATGCCGCAATGACCGGCAGCTACTACGAAGGCAAAGAAACCAATATCCAAGAAGGCGATGCACTTTTGGCAAGAATAAAATCACTGGCTTTGCTCAGATGATATAAATACACTTGACACGTAGACAAAAAGCGCATATACTACTACAGTGTTTGCGCTTTTTTGTTTGTGAGTCACAGGCAACAAAGATCTAAACATTTAGATAGGCAACATAACATAGGCAACTTATCAAGGAGAAAAACTATGGCATCATTAGCAGAAATCAGAGCAAGACTACAGGCAGCAGAAAACAACAAAGGCGGCAGCCAAACAGGTGGAGACAATTCAATTTATCCACACTGGAACATGGAAGAAGGACAAAATGCAACACTGCGATTCCTTCCCGATGCAAATACAAAAAACACATTTTTCTGGCAAGAACGAGCAATGATTCGTTTGCCTTTCGCTGGCATCAAAGGCGAAGGGGATTCCAAACAAGTGTACGTGCAAGTACCTTGTGTGGAAATGTGGGGCGAAGCATGTCCTATCTTGGCAGAAGTGCGCACCTGGTTCAAGGACAAGAGCCTTGAAGAAATGGGTCGCAAATACTGGAAAAAGCGTAGCTACATTTTCCAAGGCTTTGTGCGTGAGAACCCACTAGCCGACGACAAGGCACCAGAGAATCCAATTCGACGTTTCATCATTGGACCACAAATCTTTGCCACCATCAAAGGTGCGCTGATGGATCCTGAACTGGAAGAAATGCCCACAGATACCCTGCGTGGCCTGGACTTCCGTGTGTCCAAGACCAGCAAGGGTGGTT